AGTTCTTCTGTTTGTAGGATTTGAACCTGATACCCAAATACCAACTCCATTACCACCAATAATATTATTATTTAAAGATAAACCATTATTTGTTGGAGATACTGAACTTGATACCAAGTTGGTTACAGTTAATGAACTACCATTAGTTAAGTTATTGGTCATCGTTACAGATGAACTAATGTGATTTATAGTATTTGTTGCTGCTCCAAAATAGTTTTGTTGAATAGTTGTTAAGAATGGTAATTGAATGTTGTTAGCATTAGATATTACCGCACCATTATTAATGTTATTAAAATAACCCAACGAAGCACTCTGATGGTTAATAGCTACCGAATTGAAAACACCATTATTATTAATATTTGGTGTTAGTAACGCTCCTGATGTAAACGCCATCGCAATAGATGACATATTAATATTGGAGTTTGTTACTGGTCTATAAACAGATGCGGTATTTAAAGTTTGTACACCTGCTTGAATATTTAGATTACCATTACTATAACCATAAGTTCCTACTGCAATTGAACTTGGTCTTGGACCACCCATAAAAATATTATTGGAACCTGATATAACAATTGAACCTGTTAAGTTTGCTGTTGCAGGTCCTGCTGTACCACCAAAGAATATATTTGATTGTGATATTGCTGCTGATGCTGATATGTTTGCTTTAACCGAACCTGATTCATAAGCTTCAGAACTAATAAAAATCATTCCGTTATTTAGACTGTTTCCAATTAAGGAACCTGAAATAACTTGACTACCTCTGAATATATTTGAACCTGTTGTTGCAAAAGAACCTGTGTTGATTGAAGCTGCTGAACCTGTATTAACTGTTAAGTTAAAAGTTGTTCCATCTCCTTTTGTAAAAGTAAGAACGTTTCCTGCTACACTACCTGTGGTCATAAATGAACCACTCTCAGCTTCTGTTACATAAGAACTTGTTGCTGCAATCAAAGAATTAACCTTACCATCATTTGATGATGTATAAGAGTTGAATGAACCTGTATCTAATTTTTGATTTACTGAACCTGTTGTTGCAAATCCTAAATCAACTATTTGTTGTGAACCTGAAATTACACCATTTGGTAATACTGTTGGTGCATAACTTGCTGACAACGCTTGTGTTGCGTATGATGCAGTTCCTTGTAAAGAACCTGTGATACCACCTGTTACTTTTAATGTTCCTGTAACTTCTGTATCACCATCTATTGCAACTTTAAAAAATGGACTTGTATTAATTGTAATATCACCAGTACCTGCTGGATTTTCAATATTATTAACTAATAATGTTGTACCAACAACTACACCACCATCAGTTCTAATTTCACCTGTACTTCTTAAAGAACCTGTTATAGATAAAGAACCCGATGGTAATTTAACCGCACCCCATAATGTTTGTGTATCATCTTCTGCGTCACCTAATTGGTTTGAACCACTTGAGTAGATTACTGAAGCGGTTTCATAAACTGTGTTTACGTATGTGAACGATGCTGATGTGGCACTGATTGTACCTTCAACATTTAAACTTCCTGTGATTGATTGTGTACCACCAATAGAACCTGTGGTAATTAAACCATTTCTATTGATAGACCCTGTAACACCTTCTAACGCAGTCAATCTATTATTCTGACTTAAATCAGTTGTTGCTATACTTTGCGAAAGCGAAGTAAGCGATGAAGTAGTAGCATAAGAACCAGTGCTAGCGATAAGACTATTAACCTTGCTATCATTTGAACTTGTATATGAATTAAAGGAACTTGTTTGTAAGAATCCTAAGTCAATTATTTGTTGAGAACCTGATATAGTTCCTGATGGTATTGAACTCGTTACTGATAAATTAAATGTTGAACCATCACCCTTTGTGAAAGTCAACACATTACCCGCAACACTACCTGTTTTCATTAATGAACCTGTATCAGCACCACCAACAGGTGCACCGTTTACAGTAAAGGTACCAGATATGTTTACCTGTGTTCTACTTATTTGTAACGGACTATTCCCACCCAAACCATCTTGAACGGTTTGTAATGTTGATGTTAATCCTGTGGTACTATCTGTAAGTTTTAATAAACCTTGATATGATTCTGATACATATAGATTCGTAAGTTGTCCCATATTTTATATATATAATATTTTTTGTTTTATACGTTCTTCCAATCTTTTGATACGTTTTTCCACAACTCAGCAACCTCAGCCCACGTAAGTCCTGCGGTAAACGGTAATTCAGGAAGAACACATCTGTCATAACTATACTTCTGTATAAAGTGAAAGTCAATTATCCATCCTGCTAAGATTGTTTCTGTCTTTTCATAGAATGGTTGAACAGTTGCATCCCAACCCGCTTCAAAGTCTGAAAGATATAACTTAGCAAAAAAGTCTTTAACAATTTCCAATTGGTCTGATAATACATCACCAAAATTTGAAATATCGTTATTTAACTTATCTACAAAGAATACTTTAAACCCTAAATAAATGTTTCCTGTATGAAAATGTGTACTGTCAGGTAACACATACATACGTGGGTATAATGGTTCTTGTTTGGTTATTATGTCGTTAGTTAATTGTTCTACATCTCCAAATCCGTATGAATTAACCTGTAAGTGTAAATCAGCAAAGTCCTCAAATTGACTCAACACATATTTGTAACTATTATATTGTTGGTCTTCGGGAAATTGAAAGTTATTTAATACAGGTGGTGTACAACTATTGTAGTCAAACGCAACTTGGAATGTTAGGTTTAATGTCCATCCACCTAAGATTGTTTCAAATCTTTCAAGGAAAGGAAATACATCAGGGTCTTCATCCACAATCAAATTCCAACTAAAATCTCCTTGAGATGCAGTATAAGATTGTAAAAGAATGGTCCAAATGTCCATAACCGTTCTCAAAGTATCTGACATAACATCAGATTGATTGGATTGGTCATCCTCAACCTTATCCATCACAATAACAGAAAAACGGTAATGTAGATGGTTTTCGTTCAACTTAACCTCACCAGGGACAACGTACATTCTTGCATATTCGGGTTCCTGCTTCGTTGTTAAATCATTTGTACATTGAGCAAGGTCACCAAACCCAAAGGATTTAATCTGTGGGTGACGATAAGCGATTGACCCTAAGTCGGCTAAAATCTGTTTATAATTAATTGAACTTGTATTCATCCTATCATTAAATATAAAATTATTGAGAATGTGTTATGAAATTTTATTCATAGCATTCTTGGTTAACCTTTCCTGTTCCTTATCATATTGTATCAAAAACGATAACTGATTCAGAACTTCTATGATGTTTTTCTTGAAGATGTATTCGTGCTTAGTAAAATCATTTTCTGCAATTCGGTTGACCACGAGGAACCATCCGTAGGTTTTCTGGAACGAATTTTGTAAATCATCCTCCACATATACCATATCCACTTCATCTGTTTCCATATCGATAAGGTCGGCATCGAATATTGCTGGGAATAATCTAAATATCTCTTTGCGAACTTGATAAAAAAAAACTGTGCACCGATTACGTACTTAATATCTAACTTCTGTTTGAATAGGTCAGCTCGTTTCTTGAGACTTTCCAAATTATATTCCTCAATCTTGAAGTCGTGTTCTGATGTTTGTTCAACGATTGGTCTATACATTACCGCCGCTAAAACGTGTAACATATCCAATAACTCATCCGCTGGTTTACTTGAGATGGTATCCATATCCACAAACTCAGCAAAGGTTAGGTCCTTCCAATTTGGAAAGAAACCATAATGAACCCCATCCAATTCAAATCTATCGTGGAATGTTTTATCAGGGTTTGACATTTTTGATAAAACGTGATACGCTAAATATTCAATCTCGTTATATTCTGAGTCTAATAATAATTGTAATGGTGCATCGGAAACTATATTCAATAACTTTGCTGCAAAGTAATCTTCTGTAAATAAATCTTTTACCTTGTATATCTTAACGTAATCACCAATACTTAAATAATCAGGTATTGTAAATTCTTGTTCTTCTATTCTAAATTTTATCATACTATACAAAAGCAATTGCGTAACGACCTGTGCTTTTCAGGTTTTTAATTTCATAATACATTCTCATCATCAGTGCGTCAGATAAGTCAGGGGATTTACCCAATATCTTTTTCATCTCATCTTTTGATTGAACTTGTACCTTATTATCTTTATCCATATCTTTTAGCTTGATTGCTAAAAGTTCTTGTGTTAATTCATCAACCACATTAGGGTCTAATATATTTAAACTAATCTTTCCTTCCTTAAATAACTCAGATAGTTTTACATAACATTGAGATTTAAGATTGGAGAAGTTCTGTTCGTGTAGTGCTTTACTATTGTTCACAAAGTTTGTTCCTTTAATTTGGTCAGCAACTCCGCCACCAACGCCATCACTATCCACAATCACATTATTTGGATGAACTCCATACTTAGCAATTAACTCCTTAATTTCAGACGATAATTCAACAGTTGATAGTTTGGTATAGACAAATACTTCTAACACAACCAGTCCACTCCAAACGATTGCAACGGACCTATCTGTTCCGAAACGTGCAACGTCAACTGAGATATATTTTTTATCCGTTCCTTGTGGAACGTTTGAGAATACCGAATTGGATATTGAGTCAAAGTCAAATAAGTTATCAGACTCATCCATATAATTCCAATCACCTTCCAACAATCTTTTCCTTTGTGCTGATGGTAATGTTTTTAACATCTCAATA